CAGTACGTTGTCCCTTACAGGACGTTCGAACGGCCGATCTTCTTGGCTACCTCGGCGCGGAACGCCGGGTCAACCTTGTATCGAGGATCAGCCATGTCGGCCTGAACCTGAGCGACTGAACGGTAGACAGAGCTACTCTCAGAGCTAGGCGCATTGCCAGCACCCATGCCAACCAAGCCTTGGGTCTTAGCGAGCCCTGACTGTTTGTACTTGGCAACGAGGTTCTCCATAGCCATCATGGCGTCGGTACCACCAGCGTCGAACTTAGCGTTGTACGCATCGACCGAAGCCTTATCGAGATTAGCAGCCGCCCATGTGAACATGGCCTGGACCTGCTGCTCTCCGCCACCGGCATTGATAAGAGCATTGCGCTGACCTTCAGCCACGGCCATCTGGCCTTGGATGTACTGGTCAACGATCTCGCGGGAGTAGCCTTTGCCTTGCAGCTCGGCATACTGTGCGTCCGTGAGCTTGCCCGTCTCTAGAGCAGTCTGCGAGAACTCTTGGATCTTGTCCTCGGTGAACCCAGGGAGAAGACCTTTGACTTCCTCGACAGTGGCGTTCTTAGCGCCATCCGGGGCCTCTTCAAGCTTCTCAACGGGCTTGTCGTCCACAACAGGCTTCTCATCAACCGGAGGGGCTTTACCCTGACGGAGCTGAGTGTACTGCTTCTCAAGCTCCTGATAGCTCTTAGCGAGATCCTCAGGAGTCTTGAATTTCTCCGGGAGCCACTTGGGCTTACCTGGAGAGTCGGGGTTCAGGGTGCCAGCCGCTGGGGTATTCGAGATACCCTCAGTGATCGGAACCACTACCTTATCGACCATTACTTCTTGCCTTCCTGCTTAGCAGCCTCGACAGCGAGTTTCGTCTCGTTGTCCTGCTGCTTACCCTGGGTCATTGCGAAAGCCTGAATGGCCTGCGGACCCAAGTTCGTCGCGAGATCCTGCATCTGAGCTTGCTGCTCAGCCTGCGCGACCTCTTCATCCGTCTTAACTAGACCTGTCATATCGATGCCCATAGCCACACCACGACGCTTGATGGCTTCACCAAGCTGGATGTAGCGGCCGATAACTTCAGGGCCGAAAGTCTGACCGAGACCAACAAGGAACCCATCGAGGTTCTTGAGATCCTGGCCACGACCGAGAGCATCGATACCCGTCACGATTGCTGGAGACGCAAGGTCTTTCGGCAGCGGCGGGACGTTGTTGTTGCGCTCCATGCGCTTCTCATAGAGCTTGACCATCGGCAACTGGAACTCGTGGGCCATCAGGGAGTACATACCCCCCAGGCCATCCTCAAGTTCCTGCGCCATGTATCGGACTTCCTCCGCAGTCACACGCTCGCCATTACGCTGGATCGCGGTGTTCAGGAGGAATGCGAACGCCAAGCGGCTCTGAAGCTCCTGGATCTGCTGCTGGGCAACCGAAAGGTCGGCCCGCTTCTCAGCCTGGAGAATCTTCACGTCGTCCGGGTTACCGGAGATGACTGCGCCGTTCTCAGCCTGTGCTACGTCACGGGCCTGGGTAACTCCATTAGGGCTAACCAGCGTGACAACTTTAGCGATGACTGCCGATCCCTCTAGGATGGTCTGCGAGAGACCCTCAAGCGAGATCAAGTCACCGAGATATTCTTCGACATAGCCACGACCATAGTCCTCACCGTCGATCTTGGTGAGACGAAGGGCTTTCCATGGCAGAGTGTCTTCCGTGTAGATGTTCGTGGTCCCGGCTAGGCGGGTTCCCTCGATCTCCTGGAAGGCTTCATACTTGCCCTTGTTGGTGCGGCGGATGTACGTGTAGAGTTCGACCGTAGGATCATCACCAGTCATCATCTGTGACTTGGTCTCCGTGGTCAGTGCGGCCTTCGCGTTATCCGGGAGTGACGCCGGGGAGAACGACTGCTTCAGTACGATCTCCAAGACGACGCCCATCGGGTCGCGCTTCACGTTGTAGTTCGTCAAGCGAAAGACCTGGGCCATACCTTCTTCAGGAATGTGGATCAGCACGTTGCCCGCAATGAGAAGTTGTCGAAGTGCCTCGAAGCCAGCGGTCCTGAAGAAAGAAGCTTCTAGCTCCTTCATTACTGCCCGCTCACGCCTATTGAGAGCCTTCTCGATCTCACCACGTCCTAGTTGCCCTGCTTCAGCCTCGATCTGCTCGATGGTGAAGTCGTCCACGCTGTACTTGAAGAACGGCGTGTGCGGTGGGAACAGTGTGAGTAGTAGTTTAGAAGCGAGGTTACGAACGCCTCGCGCCCCGATAGATTGGTAGGGCGTTGGCAGGATCGACGACGCCGTGTGCCCTTCCTTGGGCATCAGGTGGGGGATCGTCAATGCTGCGGCTTCCCGCGCTCTCTTCAGTACTTCAGTCTTGTACTTCTGGAGAGCCTCATAGCGGGAGAAAGCCAAGCCTTTATTGGTTTCCATTTAGCTCGGGATGTTCACAGAGCCAGCGTCGCCAGCAGTCTGAACACCAGCGGCATCGCGGGTGATCCGCAGCTTTGCGCGGCTACGGTTACGCTTGAGGACACTGTTGTCCTCGCCTTCACGACGGCCGATCTTCAAGTTCGCTGGCTGCTGCTGCTGGAGCGGCTGCGGCGGAAGAATTGGATCTTTCTGCTCGGGCATCGCGGGCATCTTGGGTTTAGACAAGCACATTATCTAGGTTGTCCTGTAAGAGATCTTTTGACTTGATCTTCATGAATGGAATTGATGTGTCGGACTACAGATCGAGCCCCAACAGCGATCCAGATTTCTCTGTCGGTCTGCTTGATATCTGGGCTCTTCTCGGGCCAAACGGCGTTGAGATATTTGATCTGCTCCGTAGTGAAGCTCGGAGGTTGCATAGGTTGATTAGTCCGCAGGTGGGTGTACAATTGGTAGCCCAGGACACTCACTGCCCTGGGCCACTTAGCGCTACTTCGACGGATACTCTTTCTCGATAATCATATCGAGGTACCGCTTGGCTTTCTGGAGATCCTCCAGGCCATTCTTATCCTTGTAGCGCATCACGTACTTGATCACGTTCCCGACTGCATACGGCAGCTCGTTCTCCATGATGAACGTGATGGGCTCTACTTTGTACTTGGCGTAGTGGTGGGGCTTGTAGACGGCTGAGCTTGGGATCTCTTCTTGCTTGACCTTGCCGCTTTCGAGGTAGAGCTTCGACCACGCTTGACTGGCGGTGTAGTCTCTGGCTGAGCGGTTTCCACAATCTTCGGACTGCTCGTCGTTGCTGCATGGGCCGTGGACGTAGTGGCCGCAGTACTCGCAGTAGACCTTGGGGGGTTCCATAGGATAGGCTCCTTGGTTCTCTGGTTGAAGTCTTTGATCTGGAGGATCTTGGCAACGCGGGCCTGCAGAAGAGCATCAGCTTCCGTAAGTCCGCGCTTGGTGTACGCCTCGACTACTGCAGACCACCAAGCCAAAGGATCTCCATCCAAGATGTCTTCCGCAGTCTTTGGGCCGACCCCAGGACACCCTGGGTAGTTGTCAGCCTTGTCCCCGGTGAGCGTCTGGATCATGTGGTGGCGTATTCCGTCACTAACGGACACCTCTAAGAGTTCCTTAGTCCTGGGCCTGTAGATCTTCCCGGGGACTTGGAGCATGTCCTTGTCATCCGAGACGATCACAGTCTTCCCGTACTTGCCGCTGGTCTGCATGATGCTCATGAGATCGTCGGCCTCTAGCCCATGGACGGATTTGTACATGTAGTTCTCCATGAGCCACTTCTTGAGGACCGCATAGCCTACAGGCTTACGGCCAGTGCGGTTCGCCTTGTAATCCGGGTAGAGCGCCTTTCTGAAGTTCTGGTCCCCGGAGAAGCACAGGATCACCTTGGGGTTCTTGATGTCGACCCCTTCGATGATCTTGTTAAGCTCCCGCTTAGCCATTACCTGCATCTCTTTGTGATCGGCATGGATAGTCGACATGCCGTCACCCCAGTCGATATCCCGCTCCGTCACTGCAGTCGTGAGGTGGAGCAGGATGTCTGCGTCAATCAAAAGCATTGCGGATGCCATACTTCTTCCTGAGTTTCTCTTGCCAGAGCGTCTCGAAGTCGAGCTGCTCATCGGTTTCGGGATCGAGCACAGGGATTACCACCCCGTACTCAAGGTTCTCTTGGACTATCTCAATGAGTGTCTGCCCAGTTCCGTCCACATACGAAGTTCCCGTCGAGGGGGCACTTGAAGTTGTAGGCAGATCCTGCGGCTCGAATAGCTCCAACTGCTCGTTGTCCGATATCATTGGCTATGTCCTCTCGGGTTTCTATTTGCCACTCATCGTGGACGTTAGCGACGAACTCATAGTCAGTACCTACTTGGTAGCCGATGCTCTGTAAGTCGGCATCGAGAATGACCAAGGCCTTCTTCATGAACACAGCACCAGCCGCTTGGAGGAGGGTATTAAGCGCAGCGTGAGAGGAACGAACAGGCAGATGGCGGCCATCAAGTCCAAGTAGATATCCCCGCTGAGAGGCTCTAGCTTGGACGTTCCGGACGAGTCGGTTGAGGGCTGGTAGAGCTTCAAGGAAAGCTTTCCGTGACGCTTTGCCTCTGCTATTGCTACCCGACAGAATGGACCCCAGCTTACCGTCTCCAGCGCCGTAGATAAAAGCGTAGAACCAGGTTTTAGCGTCATCTCTACTACAGCCAAGTACTCTGGCGTTGAGGCTATGCATATCAGTTGCATTAGATTTGTTCCCTTCCAGGACTGTCTTGATGTATGCCCCGTCATCGTAGTTTGCCATGTAGCCAGCGAGGCACCGCAGCTCCAGAGCGTCAGCATCGCAGCCGACAAGTAGCTTCCCAGGGCCAGCTTGGAACAAGGCCCGGCACTCCTTACCGTAGAGAGCACGCACACTCGGAACCTGAGCCATGTTTGGATGGCTGTGGGTCATACGCCCGGTTACTGCGCCGTTGGTGTTGATCCTGCCGTGGAGCCGCCCGTTGCGTTCGAGCTTGATCCAGGAGTTCTTGCCTTCTCCGATTTGTCCGAGACGCTTGGTGAGGAGGAATGACTCGGCGAGGAGCTTGGCTTCGGGGTATTCGAGTTTCGCCAAGACTTCTTCATCGACTTGTGGCTTGCCTTCGGGTGTGAATGCTGTTGGCTTCCACCCATGTTTCTCGGCGAGCTTGAGGGCGACGTGGTCCCTTGACTGGGGGTTGAACTCGACTGTGGCTTCCTTGAAGATTGTAGTGCCTTTTCGATACCCCTTAGTTTTATTGTCACGGAGCGGCGTGAACGGCGTACGGACCACCCAAGGAGGAAAGTGCTCAGCCAGAGCAGCGTGAAGTTCAGACTGACGGCCAAGTAGAGTAGAGTAGAGGCGTCGAGCGCCTGCCACATCGAATAGAAATCCATGCTTCTCTTGCCTCTCTATGATCTGTGATACCCGATGCTCAAGCTCTACGCTCTCATCGGATGGTTGCTTACTCAGGAGCTTGTCCCACAGAGATGCGGTGACAGCGACGTCCTGTTCGCAGTAGGTCTGCATTTCAGGTGACCAGAGTTCCCAGCCACCCTCGTAGTCGTCCTTCAAGTTCAAGATGCGGTGGCCCCAGGCCCGAAGGCTGTGAGACCCTATGAGCTTCCCAGGGAAGTCGGGCTTATAGATGCGATACTGGAAGTCCCGCTCCTTGAGATCTGGGAAGAGAAGCCTCGACATGACCAGCGTATCCCGAAGCTGCGCCTTGGTCTTGAACCAGGGGTACACCTTCTGGATCGCTGGGATGTCGAAGCCTACGATGTTGTGGCCTACGATCAGGTCCGACTTCTCGATGAGGTCGAGACCTACACCGATGGTTGATCCGTGGCAGGAGGTCACTTCGCCCGTGTCGATATCCTTGAGCACGAGGCAGTGAAGCTTTGTCAGTTCTGGCAGAAGTCCATCCGTCTCGATGTCAAAGATATAGCGGCTCATGCTTTCTCCTTAGTGACCACGTCTTCAGCCTTCTTCTCGTTGGCCTTGATGGCCTCCTTCAGATTCGCGTTCTCCTTCAGGATAGCTGTGAGAACTCCGAGGAGTTCGAGGCGGTCAAGCAGGAAGAACGGGATCCCGAACGGGGCGAACTTCGCCAGGAACTCCAGGTCGATTGCCGACCGGGCCTTCAGACAGGCGTGGTCGAGTGCGTTGACGTCGATAGTCATTGTTGATTTCTTCCATCATGTTGATAGTTGCTTGCGTCCAGGCGAGCGGCCATGCCCACCAGAACATGAGTAGTGCGTCTTGCTTGTTGAAGATCACTCGGTAACCTCAACTTCTTCCCGGGTCACAATGCGCTCCTCCGCTACGCGGAACACCCGCAGTGATCCCGGCTTGAGCCTGTTGTACCAAGGACTACCGTCCCAGCGGCTAGCGTCGCGTCGGACAGTCTCTGCAGATTGGAACTTGTGGGCGTCTGACTTGTTCCTCGAGCACGAAGGATACCCGGCGTCCATTCCAAGCCAGACCTCGTCGTTCTCTTCGGTCATCACCGTGCCGGTGTACGACACCATGTGGTAGCACTTGGCCGAAGCTATGTAGTACGTCTTAGCTGCCATCACTTGTCCTCCTTAATGAGGTCGAGGGCGTTGCGTACTTCAAGAAGCTCGGTGTTGTACCGGTAGAACCACACGGTGACGCGAGGTAGGTACGAGCTATGAAAGTTCTTGAGGAACGCGATCATCTCGTACTTGACGGTGAACGCCCCCTGGGGACGCCCATCGAGCATGACGACGTATGTGTAGATGCCTCGTGCCATCACTTGTCCCTCTTGAAGATGCTGAAGGGACCGTACGGCTGCTGGCTAACCAGGAAGCAGATGATCCCCAGGAGTTCCAGGCGGTCCATGTCGTTCAAGGTGAGGCCCATGAACCTGAAGCTCTCTTCCAGCTCAGGCTTACGCATCGAGCGGACCACCTTGCGGTAGTGCTCCTTGTGCTGGTCATCATAGTCCATCAGTTCATGCCCCCCTTGGCCATCTGCTGCATCTTCATGTGGTTCATGTACATCTGGATGAGAGGCTCCATGACGTACATCGGGATCATCAGGACTTCATTGGTGTCAGGGTAGACGATGCCGACAACCGGGTACTGCTCCTCGCCTAGGGTGGCGTGGAAGAACCCCGAGTTGTTGTCAAAACGGATCAGCGCCCGCTTGTAGTCCTGCACTTCGAGTACCCTTGCGCCGTCCGCCTTTTCGAGACCGGCCGGAACCTGCAGTGCCTTCTTCTTGGTAGAATGGGTCATCAAGTATCTCCGTTAGCCGTGAGGTTTGCCTGTTGTACAAGAGCCAGCCGCCTATCCCGGTCTCACCGGAGCGTCGAGCCTTGAGGATGCGTAGTGTCGTGACGTTCTTGAACTGCTCGTCCTGCTGGTCACGCTCCAGGCCTATGACAATGTCAGAGAGCTGGCCGATAGCAGCAGAGCCACGCAACTGGGACAGCTCCGTCATTGCCCCCTGCTCATGCCCGATACCCTCAGGGCGCTTCAGGTGAGACACTAGAAGGAGCACGATGTTGCACTCCATGGCAATTGACTTCAATGCAGTCATGGCATTGTCGATCAAGCGCCGCTCGTCACCTTCTCCCATGCCTGACACGAGGATGGACAGATGGTCAACAACGACGACCTTGCAGTCCATAGCCTTCGCCATGAACCTGATGCGATCCGTGACGTTGTCGATGGCAGCAGACCCGAAGTGATTGTACAGCACGACGTTTCCGTTAGCGACGGACGCCTCGTACGACTTCTTGAACTCCTTGTCGGACTTTGGGTCGGACATCAGTAGGTAGTTCTTACCGGCGTGGATCGACATAATCCCCAGAGCGGTACGGCGTACGGTCTCCTCGAAGAACATGAGCCCAGTCTTGATATTAGAGACCGTAGCGAAGTGATGGACGAGGGTGCGGACGATGGACGATTTGCCCATTCCCGTGCCAGAGCAAAACGTGACGACTTCCCCCGGCTCAACACCATAGAGTTTCTCTTGTAGACCCTGGAACGGCAGGGGGTAGGTGAATGCGGCTTGCTCTTTGACAAGGTCGTCCCAGAGGTCGCTGCCATCAATGATGCCGTCAGGGCGATAGCCCTTGGCATTCCAGATCGCATCGATAATCTCTTTGTTGCGCCCGGCCTTGAGCATGTCGTTCGCATCCTTAAGGTCGAGGCGAGCAACCTTGCACTGCCCCGGCTTGAAAAGCGGAGCACACTCCTGGGCTGCGTTCCGTCCAGGATCATCATTGTCAAACATAAGGACGACCGTCTCAAAACCGCTGAGCCACTCAAGATTACGCTGTAGGGCTTTCTTAGCTCCCTGTGCACCATTTGGCACAGAAACGACCGGCCACTTGTGTCCTTGAACTTGCGATACAGAGGCTGCATCGATCTCTCCTTCAGTCACCACTACCATCTTGCCGTTGGTCCGCCAGAGGTGCTGACCGAACATCACTGCTTCTTTCGGATCCCCGAGGAAGCGCATGTCGTCTTTCTTGGAAGGCCGGACTTTCTGCGCCACGATATTTCCAGCCGCATCGGTATAGCCAAAGACCCGGACTGCCTTGCCCGACATAGATGACGCACTGATATTGAACTTCCGGCAGGTCTCCTGCGTAAGGCCCCGCGATTTCCATTCTGAGTAGTCTCCAGTCTCGAGTAGTCCAGTCATGCGTGATCTCCGTGTTGCTGCGGGTAGCTCTCCGTCTCCGTGGGTGTACGCTCCGCACGAGAAGCAGTGGGAGTGTCCATCGGAGTAGAGAGCACTCGCATCCGACGAGCCGCACTTATCGCAAGGCCCCTTCGTTATGAGAGTGCTCTCTTCCATCAGGCCGGATCCCCTTTGACTAGGGGAGTGACCTTCGACTTCTCACCGGCAAACCAGAAGCACATACCGCCCTGGTACATCGTTGCCACGGTCCACTCGCCCGTCTTTGGGTTGACGGTCACGAGCAGGACGCCCTCGCCTCCAGCGGCAGAGCCGGTGAACACTGGGACCTCCTTGGTAGCTTCGAGCTGTTTGAAGCCCTCGGCAACCGGGACACAGATAGGTTCTGCGCCAGCGGCCTTAGCAGGCGCGGTGGCTACGAACGCGGTGATCAAGAGGCTCCACACGGCCAAGCAGGCCAGCAGCAGCTTCCATTCAGTCTTAGACATGTAGTTCTCCTATGAGCACATAGCTCTGGTGTGCTTCCAGCAGTTGCAGCCCTGGCACATGTAGTCTGGGTCTTCCAGCTTACAGAGATCCTTGGACTGCCTACGGCCATACTCACGCT